AAAACTATTATTTCCATAGGCATATAACCATTGGAAATTTCATAATGAAATCCATAAATTCTCCTAATAATGTTTTTGGAATTGTTTAGTGAACTCTTATGCAAGGCGTTACTAAACCTATGATACTTTATATATGTTCTGAAAATGTTGGGGGAGTTTTTCGGGGATTACTCCCCCCAAACTTATGACTTTAGAATGAGTATTTCAATCCTATTGCCATCTGTGTTGTGTCTGTAGTTGTACCATCATTATCAGTCATTTGATATTCAGCATACGCCAAAACATCACCACTTAATGAATGACTTGCGCCAGTAGTAATATAAGAGGCTGTGCCTTCTTTATCACCATAGCCTACAGCCACAGTTGTGCCACCAATATCATATGAAGCAGTTGCTTCTATACCAGTTAGGTCAGTAGTTGTGTCTTTAAACGAATATGTACCAGCAAGAGTTAATCCCTCAATGTCCATACTCGCACTTCCAACCGTATAGTTAATACTGTTAACAGCATCATCAACATAACCACCACTTACTGAAAGTGGACCTAAGTCCGCTGAAACAGAAAGATCAGTTACATCAACGCCGTCTTGACCAGAAGCACCATCAATTTTAAACATCGTGTCCGCAGAAATTGATCCAAGGTCATTGGAATATTTCAACGTATTAGATGTTCTATCAGCATAATAAAATACAGAATTATTTCCGTAAACATTAAAGATATTTGTTTTTGATACGCCACCAGTCGGATTGGCTTGACGACCGCCTGATACTGAACCAAGTGTACCCATGTCTATACCTGCATAAGCAAGTCTAGAATCAAAAGTATCTGATCCAGAATCGTCAGCATCAATACCAACTTCTAGTTTTGCGAATCCAGTCATGCCAACTGCTCCTTCAGAAAGTGTTTCTGAAAAATCAATGCCAATTTTGGATCCATTGTTTTCGGCTTTCATAACTGCTTCGCCGCTGGAATTATCGTCATTACTTAATTTGTAATTGATAGCCCCATAAACATCTAGATCTGCCGCATTTACACTAAATGCAAAACCTAGAGCAATTAAGCCTAAGAGTAATTTTTTCATGAATAATCCTCCTAATATTAATCCATAACAATAGGTACCGTTAATATCTTAACAATACCTACACTATAGTTATGCTAGTTTTTGGGTGGGGAAATCTATGTTGATAATTCTTTTACACAATCTTTGTGCTCTTTCCAAAAAGAATCAAATTCTCGATAAATGTAATCTTCATAAAATGGTCCTGCATATTGAAGAGGTATTTGCCACATTGCAGGATCCCATAATACAAACTGCCCTTGTCTTGTAATCTTTACACATAATAACCACTTATCATCGGGTTCACAAGCATCTTTGGCTTGTTGAATCCAATCGTCTAACATTGCAATTGGTTTTCTAAGAGCAAGATTGTGCCATGGAAACTCTCCATAATTTTTTGCTTCTATTACTAATTTAGGAAACGACGGCCCAGGATGAATGTCACCTTTATAGCCTCTAGTTTGATCTTCGGACAATGTTTCAGTTCTAACAATATTTTGCCCGCCAACAAAAGCACCAGAATACGGCACCCTTGTAAATGACTCGTCATATAGTTCTGTTAAAAAATTTGCAATATCACGTTCGTATGACTTGCCTTTGTTTTTCGATTTTCTTCCACTCACTAAAATTTATTTCCACACTCTGGACAAGTATGTAGTATAGAATGTGAATTTAAACTTGTAGGTGAATCTTTTTCAAACCACAAAGTAAATATTGTTGCTACTTTTGGATCAGCAAATTTATAACAATATTCACCTGTGCGTTTATCTGCTGTATAATCATAATCTACATTTTTTTTAAGACTAATGCCCGATAAAAAATTTCTTGCTCCAGGCAAAGGTCTTATTTTAGTTCCCCAAACGTCTTGTCCATATTGGTTTTTAAATGCAAAAGAATACGTCATATCTTTTACATTTTCTGCTCTTACCAAAACCTCTGTCCAACTGTTTAATGACATGATTCTTAATTTTACTATCTATTAAACAGATTGTCAAGATTTATCTAACAACCATTACCAAAAATTTTCAGGCTGGGTGTTCAAGCAACATAGTTAATAGTATAATATATTAGGAAACATTAATATGACTTGGACTACAGCAGAAGCAGAAGAAAAAATAGAAGAACTAAAACACTGGATTAGGACTTTTATAGTAAGAGAATTTCCAGAATTAGACAACTTACCGGTATGTCCATACGCACCCCCAGCCTTAAAAAACAACACAATTAGAATTAAAATAGTGCAAGATGATTTAGCAACTGCATTAAAAGGATTTGCTGACAACTGGACAGACAGTGATGACGATGGTAAAATTGAAGTGCTGGCAGTCTTAACACCAACTGAACGTTATACAGGAAAAGAATTTGAAGCCATAGCAGAAGAAGTTAATGATCATATTATGCCATCAAATTTAGTAGTACTTGATGACCATCCAGATAATTTAGAACAAGTTGGTGAACTAATTTTTAATTTTGGCAAATCTGCATTAGTATTAATGGCGAGACTTGATGTATTAAATGGCGGGTCGATTCAATTAGCAAAAAATACAAACTATTATAAACACTGGCCAAAGGATTATTTAGAATGGGTTACTCTGTGGCGATTTAAAAAAGTTCCAGAAGCATTTAAAAAATACGTCGATTAATAAAAAATTTTACCCCACCCCTCTCAAGAAGATAACATATTATAATATACGCATATTATAATTTCTCAATCAGGCAATATAACGTCTCTGCAAACATAATGAAATGCGCCGCAAGGTGGTGAATCATTCGACGTCACAAAATAAATGATGATGCTCTGTAAAAAAGATACAACATCAATTCATATATAAATGTTCTAAACAGGTGTGTATGAATCGCGTTGGTAAGAATAATGCAAATGGGTACCGCACAACCGCCCAGTTACGACAGCAAAATTAGATGACTGCGAGGCTCACATGATGCTTCAAGATCAAGTTCGGCTGGAAACAGCCGAATTATGACTGCTTGGTCTACATGATACGAAGAGAAAAAATGCATGAGCAAAAGCGAAATGCAAGTTGGCGTAGCCAACTCTATTAAGGTAAAAACTGTTTGAATAAAGTATGAGCAACGTCTTTCTTTGCATCATCACCAGTTGAAGTATTAATCCATTGTCCACCACCACCAAATACATATTCTTGACCATCACCACCTTTGGCAATTTGTCCTTTTACTAACCTAATAGTTGGTGCTGTAGAATGTGATTTTTCAACTTCTTTTTTTGCTACTTCTTTTTCTTTAGGATTCATTTTAGACGCAACTTTTTCTAACTCTTTTTTAGTTTCTGCTTCTTTCTTTGCCGCGTCGACTTTTTCTTTAGAAGTTTTTGCCTTTTCCTTTTCGAGGCGTTCTTTCTTATATTGCTTGTACAGTTCAATGTACATACTAGGATAATTTACAACCTTTTGAGCCAAAGTACCAATCGCACTACCTAATGCTCCAGGACCTCTGCTAATTGGTCTTTCTGTTATAAACTCTCGTAATCTCATTACTGTGTACTTATCATAGAAAGTGGCACACAAACAATGTATAACAAAGTTCAATGTGCCACCGATATTTTTAGTCTATGTGAATTATGCTTTGCCTTTCCATAATGCCCACAAAATACCTAGAGTAATTAAGCCGATAAGGCCTTGAGATCCCAGGTCAGATACAATTGCACTGATGTTGCCGATTACGCCCATTGATAAAAATGGGACTGCAGAACCGAATACAACTTCTAGTACGATTGATAACCAGATCAACGATACGGCGACGTCGCCTACGTGTCCGATTACGTCAGTAATATTTTTCCACATTTAAAGGTTCCTCCTCATGTGATGACCTTTCGATTCCCCCGACCTCGAAAAGTTACTATAATTATAACATTTTTTTGGGTGGATTAAATACCTAGATAATGGTTTTTTCACCTAAATCATTATTTTAATATGCTAATACACAGGTTTTCCGGAAAAAAGTTATCCAGAAAAAGTTCAAAAGAGTGTCTAAAAAAACGGCATTTTTGTTTTTTTTGTGGTTTCTAAATTCTCTTTTATTATCTCTCCAATCATATCTCGCTCATTTGGAGACAGCCAATGTGCTTCACTGTATGTTAAACCACCACGCATATACCAGCAAAGTTTTAGTAATTGATGCTTAATTCTTTTAGATTGTGTTTCAAAATCTTTGAGAGTCTGTTTTATCTCAGACTCCGATTGTGTTAAGATCGAGATGCGAAAAAATCAGAGTTATCAAAGAGGATTGGTACAGAATAAGTTTTTGGTGCACCCTTCTTAACATCTTCTTCCGGTGACTCAACTGTAATTGGAGGAACTTTCCCAGTTGATGACATTTTTACTAAATGCTCTCTAATTACATTCACGTGTTTTAATTGTACATTAGAAATAAATTCTGTAATCGATGTTTTATCATTTACTGGACCTTCGGGTGTTACAACAGCATCAATATTATTAGTTAATGACTCAACATTAATTTCTGTAAGTGCTCGAAATATTTTATTAAACTCTTCTTGTTTTTCTTTATCATCAAGATCGGCACTACCAATTGTTCTAGCAAGTCGTTGTTTTTCAAACGTAGATCTACGAATCAAACTTAACTGTTGATAATTGTTAGGTTTACAAATTACTTTAAGACCATTATCTAATTGACAAGAAGTATCAGCCATCTCTAAATCAACACCAGCAAGTACTTTTTGAAGATCAACATTATGATCTTGTTTAGTTCCAGTATTTGGTACTATACTTGTAACAGGCATACTTTCTCCATACGTGGCAATGCGTATAGCAATTAAAATAAAATCTATATCCATAGCCGGCATTAACCATGCATTGGTTATAGCAGGTACACATGACTGAATTACTTTAACCGTACTTTCCCCACTTAATAAAGCATCTGGAGTTTTCATTGTTAACTCATCTGTGGCTGTCATAGGAAATACTCCTACTTCTCCATTAGCATCTAAACTTATTATATCAGGTGGATAAAACTGTCCTTTAGAAGGTAATGATATTTTAAGTTCTTCTTTTCTAAAATATGCAGTAAGATTTCCTGGACCTGGCATTCCTTGTTCTATATTCATACTGTATTTAACCACTATAATAGTGGTGTTTAATTTTACAATAAATACAGTACGATGGCATTAACATTTACAGGACATGATAACGACTATGATGGAATGCCTGTTTGGGCAAAAGAAGAAACCCAACTACAAGTTTTAAGTGTACTACAAAGAGATAAAGGTATATCTGGTAAATCTACAAAAGAACTTGAAAAATTAACAAAAGCCACTACGAAAGAAGCCAAAGCAAGTGAAAAAGCCGCGGCGGCATTGGCTGAAGTTGCTAATTTCTCAGGAACATTAGCAGGAACAATGGCAACAACTAGAGGTGAATTTAAAGATTTAATCCCTGTTGTTGATGCTTTTGGTCAGATCTTTAAAAAAGTTGCAGGTAGTATAATGGATATAATACCATTCGTTGGTGATCTTGGCAAGGGCCTAACCGATCTTGCCGGGGATTTAGCCGTAGATGTATTTTCATTTATAGCCACGTCGGCAGACGAGTTAATTGACTCTTACAGAGACATAGCACAGCAAGGTATTACATTTGAAGGTAACTTACAAAATATGCAGAAGGCAGGTGCTGGTGCAATAATGAGTTTAGATGAATTAGACAACCTCTTTCAACAAGCAATACCAACATTGGCTACATTTGGAAATGCAACTAAAGGTGCTGAAGTTGTTCTCGGAAACTTGAGCAAACTTTGGGTGGCAGATGGGTTAGGAGAGCAACTTGTTAGAATGGGTTTCTCTATTGCACAAGTAAATGAAACTACCGTGGGGTTCTATAATTTATTAGCAAAAAGTGGACAAGCAATGTTACTACAAGCAGGCAATGAAGAATTATTATCGGCGGCCACTGGACGATATACAAAAAATTTATTAATAATATCAAAAATAACAGGTAGACAACGAGAAGAACTTGAGGCTGATATTAGAGCACAAATGGAGCAAGGAAACATTCAGGCCGCACTTGCACAATTAGAAGGTAAAGCCGGTGCAGATTCTATCGTTGCTTTCCAACAACTGCAAGGTGTCCTTACTACAATGAGTCCACAACTAGCAACAGCATTTGGGTCTATTGCAACACTTGGTGTTGCATCTGCAGAGTCAGAAGCATTGTTGGCAAACTTAGGTGGTAGCACTAGAGACTTAATGACAGAATTTGGTGAAGGGTTTAGAGAAGGTACTTTAAGTAAAGAAGATGCAAATAGACTAACCCAAGCAATCATGGAAGACATGGCTGAAGGATTTTTAGATCCTAATAATTTGCAATTAGCACAAATGGGTACAGATGTTACTGGTGGTTTTGTACAGATGTTAGCAAAGAATATGGAAACTGCTCTTCCATTTGCACAATCAATTAAAGCAGGTGCAAGTTTAGAAGAAATGTCGGCACAAATTACTAAAGAAATGGAAAACCAACAATCACAAGCCGCAACATTGGCTGATGCACAATTAGAATTAGCAAAATTCCCAATTGCACTACAAGCCGCAATTGTCTCTACAGATGGATTTGCATTTGCAATCACAAAAGTTGCAGAGACAACACAAAAATTTACAGAAGTTCTTTCAAACATTTTAATGGGAAAAGGAGTTTCTGGTTTTGTTGGCGATGACCGAACAGGTAATGTTAATAAGCCTCCGACTGAAAGAGAAATATTAGCCGAACAAATGATAGAAGGCAAACTGACTGGTGAGTCCACCAATGCAGTTGATCAATTGAAATTTGCTGAAGCAGTAGATTTCTTTTCTGAAGGTGGTCAATTAAAGCAATTGATAATGACCGAAAAAAATGAAAACAAAAAAAGCAAATTGAAAGATATGTATGATACGGCTGTTAGAGGAAATGCTCCTCAGGAATGGAAAAACATAGATGATATTATAAACTTTGTAAAATCATTCGGTTTTGATGCTAAAGATCTAGGAATAAAATCATTTCAACTAGGCACAAAAGGAATTATAGACTTTGGTGCAGGTGCACTAGCATTATTGCATGGCAAAGAAGCAGTAATACCAGCACCAGAAGGCTTGATACCAGTTGACCTTGGCGATTCATTAAAGCCATTAGAAGATCTTTTAGCCAACATAACAAATAAAGCAGATGGAGGAACTAATTTACTTGCTCAAGATGGTGTAAATAGTGTACAATCGAAGCAAGTGGTTTCGAAATTAGAAGAAATGGTTGGTGTACTTAAAACAATTGCAGATGGGCAACATATAGGAACATCAACAACCCAAAGGGAGTTAAAGAAATTAGGGAATAGTTTTTCCTCAGATCTTTTTAGATAATAATGAGTTGGAAAAAATATTTTTCAGTAATAAGCACAGATGGAACATTATCACCAATAAGTGGTAATACTTCTTCACAAATGAGTCCATATGATAGGGCAGAATTTGGCAAAAGAAACTACTCATCTTACCTTCCAGAAGTTTATACAGGACATCCAAACAGAGTAAACAGATATTCACAATATGATTCGATGGATGCTGATTCAGAAATTAATGCCGCATTAGATATTATTGCAGAATTTTGCACACAAATAAGCAAAGACAATCAAACTCCATTTGAAATTAAATATAATGACAATCCTACAGAACAAGAAGTATTAGTATTACGTAAAGCACTTAAACAATGGACAAGTTTAAATAAATTAGAAAAAAGAGCATTTAGGGTTTTTAGAAATTGCATCAAATATGGAGATGCATTTTTTGTTCGTGACCCAGAAACAAATGAACTATTACACGTTGATGCAACTAAAGTTGACAAAGTAATTGTAAACGAATCAGAAGGCAAGAAACCAGAACAATATGTAATAAGAGATTTAAACATTAACTTACAAAACTTAACTGCAACCGAAGTACCTAACCAAACATTATACGCAGGCGGAGCCACAGGACAAAATCAAGGCTATCAAGGATACACTGGTGTTGGTGGATCAGCAAATATGCAACCATCAGGTGGTGCATCAGGAACAGGACGTTTCCAAGAAAACTTAAATCAATATGCCATTGGTGCAGAACACGTTGTACATACATCATTAAGTGAAGGTATTGGTGAAAATTATCCATTTGGAACATCAATTCTTGAACAGGTGTTTAAGGTTTTTAAGCAAAAAGAACTATTAGAAGATGCAATTCTAATTTATAGAATACAAAGAGCACCAGAACGTAGAATATTTTACATTGATGTAGGTAATATGCCTAGTCACCTTGCTATGCAATTTGTAGAACGTGTTAAAAACGAAATACATCAAAGACGTTTACCGTCATCTTCAGGCGGTGGTACTAATATGATGGATGCCGCATACAATCCATTATCAACAAATGAAGATTATTTCTTTCCACAAACAGCAGAAGGTAGAGGATCTAAAGTTGAAACACTCCCAGGAGGCACTAACTTAGGTGAAATTGATGACTTGCGTTACTTTACTAACAAATTATACAGAGGATTGAAAATTCCTGCGGCATATTTGCCAACAGGACCGGACGATGGAGCAAATCCACAGTACAATGATGGTAGAGTTGGCACAGCATACATTCAAGAATTAAGATTTAACAAGTATTTAGAACGTTTACAAACGTTAATCTGTGACCCATTTGATTTAGAATTTAAACGTTTCTGTTTAGACAGAGGTATTAGGGTTGATTCTAGTATGTTTAAACTAAAATTTAATCCACCACAGAACTTTGCAAGTTATAGACAAACAGAGATGGACGGTGCAAGAGTGCAAGTATTTTCATCTTTAGCAGAATCACCGTTTTTATCTAAACGATTTACAATGGAACGTTTCTTAGGTATGACACAAGACGAAATTAAACGAAATCAAAAACTTTGGATGGAAGAAAACGATAAAGATACTGAAACAGATGCTGGCGAAGAGGCTATGCGTTCAGCAGGCATTACACCAGGTGGTATTGCAGGTGATCTTGGCACAGCAGAATTAGGAGATGTAGCACCAGATGAATTAGGAGAACCAGGAGAAGAAGGTCTCCCACCAGAAGGTGGTGCAGGAATGACTCCTCCAGTGGCCCCTCCAGATACTCCAGGACTATAAATACATTATGTTCTTAAAGGAAATGTTTGATATTATGGATGAACGTTATGCCGCCAGCAAAGACGACAGTATTATACGTTTTGACGACCTTAGAAAAACAAAATTAACGTTAGAACAAATTAACTCAATTAGAAAAGAACAAGAATCCAAGAAACGTGAATACACAAAAGAACTTGAAACAGTTCAGACCATGTATGCCGCCCCTCAAGAAGAAGTACCAACCATCTAATAACAATTATACATACATTAAATGAGACGTTGTTTTGTAATCGCTAACGGCGAAAGTCGTAAGAACTTTGACATTAACACATTATGGCCGTATGGCACAGTAATTGGTATCAATGCAGTTTATAGAGACAAGCCTAAACTTGATTACCTAGTAGGTGTAGACATTAAAATGATGAATGAAATAGGAGATTCTGGATATGATGACTCAGAAATTTGGACATATCCACGCACTCAAATTAAACACCAATATTTTAAACGATTTAAAGAAGATAAAGGATGGAGTTCTGGACCAACAGCAGTATGGCTTGCAATTCAAAAAGAGTTTGACGAAGTATTCATACTTGGTATGGATTTTTGTGGTGTAGAATATGAAGGAAAAACTAAATTAAGAATGAACAATATGTATAAAGGTACACCAAATTACAGAGAAGCAAAAAGAGAAGCAACATTTTCCGGAAATTGGGAAAATCAAATGAAAAGAAATTGTCAATCAAGGCCAAATACAAAATTTGTACGTATATGTTCTAAAGATGTTAATGAATTTCGTTTTGTTCCTAAGAAACTTAAAGACGTTGAAAACCTAAGTATGATATATTATGAAGACTTGGCTATGTTAATGCAACATTGGGAAAAAACCCGATAAAATAATAAAAAATCGAAAAAAACACCAATATTATCGATTTTATGTGTAAAGATTATAATTATATTACACAAACTATGGCCAATAGTAACGAATAAGGAGTACCCAAATGTCAGAGAAGTTTGAAAAATTACTAGACTTATTGGTGAACGAAGAAAAAGCGAAAGCGGAAGATTTATTCCATGAAATCGTTGTCGATAAATCCAGAGAAATATATGAAGAATTAATTTCTAACGATGCTGAAAAAGAATCTATCGAAGAAAAGAAAGAATCTGATGAAGCACCAGTAGACGAAACAAAAGATGAATCAAAAGATGAATCTAAAGACGACGTCGATGAGACTAAAAAAGATGACGTTGATGAGAAAAAAGAAGAAGTTGACGAGAAAAAAGAAGAAGAAGTCGACGAAAAAAAAGAAGAAGTTGACGAAAAAAAAGATCCCAAAGCGGATGAAGATAAAAAAGTTGACGAAACTGAAGCAATAGAAACAATTGGTGGCGATGCTACTGACGATTTAGTACGTGATGTTACTGCCGACCAAGTTGGTGATCAACCAGTTCAAGCGGCTGAAGAAATGACTCAAGACGAATTAGAAGATAAAGTAATGGATCTTGAAGATGCTTTAGAGGAACTCAAAGCGGAATTTGCCGCAATGGATGGTGGAAACGGTGATGATGAAAATGGTGACGACAACGGTGATATAGAATTAGAACCTGAAGTAGATCCAGAAGCAGAACCTGAAATCGAATTTCAGCCACCAGAAGAAGAAGAATCAAGAATACCTTTCGAAGGTAAAGATGGGAAAAAAACTGTTGATGAACATTTAAAAGAATATTCAAATATGGTTAAAGCCGATATGAGTGGAGACGACGATGGTGGAGCAAAAAAATCACCAGTAGCCGGTAAAAACGATATGGGTGGAACAGCGGCTAATATTGCCAAAGGTAGTTCTGAAGAAAAAGGTGGAAAAGTTTCAGCTCCAAAGGCCGATGCAACAAAATATGCAAATAGAGCCGGTGGAACAAGCAAATCTATGACTTCCCCAGCACCAAAACCTAAAGATGATAAGGGAGATGCGTCTGCCAAATCACCAGTAGGTCCTGGCAAGTAATAAGTTTTATAGATAAGGAGCGAATATGCTACATCTAAAAGAGAATCTTACATTTGACCAAGCAGGATTAGTACTTGAAACTGATGGTAAAGATGGCAAAGACCTATATCTTAAAGGGATTTGTATTCAAGGTGGTGTTAAAAACGCCAACGAAAGAATATATCCTGTTAATGAAATAGCAAAAGCCACTAAAACTTTGAAAGATCAGATTCAAGGAGGCTACTCTGTGCTTGGTGAAGTAGACCATCCCGAAGATTTAAAAGTAAATCTGGATCGTGTATCACACATGGTTACAGATATGTGGATGGACGGATCCAACGGTTTCGGTAAAATGAAGGTCTTACCGACCCCAATGGGTAAGTTAGTAGAAACAATGTTAAATTCTGGAGTAAAACTTGGTGTTTCAAGTAGAGGCTCTGGTAACGTTAACGAGTCAACAGGCGAAGTTAGTGATTTTGAGATCATTACCGTCGATGTTGTGGCGCAACCATCTGCACCAAATGCCTATCCTACGCCAATTTATGAAGGACTCATGAATATGCGTGGTGGACAGCAAGTGTGGAACGTGGCGCAATCTGTATCGCAGGATTCTGCGGCGCAGAGATACCTTAGAGACGGGGTATCGAGATTAATAAAAGACCTCAAGATTAAGTAGAGGAGAGAAAACATTATGTTAGAAGCATTAGAACCATTGATAAACAGCAATGTAATCACTGGAGACACTAAAAAAGCTATCGAAGAAGCTTGGGATTCTAAACTTAAAGAAACTCGAGACACAATTGAAGCTGAACTTCGTGCCGAATTCGCAAAACGATACGAGCACGACAAAGGCGTAATGGTTGAATCACTTGATAAAATGGTCAAAGAAGGACTTGCTAAAGAGATCGCGGAATTTAAAGAGGATAAAAAAATGCTCGCTAAAGAACGTGTGAACTATAAAAAGTCAATTGGAGAACATTCCAGTTTGCTAAAAAAATTCGTATTGGAAAGATTAAGCAAAGAAATCAAAACAATGAATGCAAATAAAGTTGCAGTAGCAGAAAACTTCGCTAAACTCGAAGAATTTATTGTTACTAAACTAGCAGAAGAGATCAAAGAATTTGATCAAGATAAGAAAGACGTTATTGAAACTAAAGTTAAACTTATCTCTGAAGCTAAAAAGAAATTTGCTGAATTAAAACAGAACTTTGTGAAAAAATCCGCAAAAGTAGTTGAAACTACAGTTGAAGCAGTTCTTAGAAAAGAACTTGCTCAATTGAAAGAAGATATTACTGCTTCTAGAGAAAATAACTTTGGAAGACGTATGTTTGAAGCATTCGCAAGTGAATATACCAGCAGTTATTTGAATGAAAAGGGCGAAGTAAACAAACTAATCAAAAAAATGACAGCGAAGCAAGAGGAGTTGGAATCAGCCAACAAAACTCTTGAAGAAAAAGACAAAGTGATTGAAGCCAAAGAAGCAGAAGCAGAAGTGGCTAAAGATCAATTGGAACGAAGTAAAGTAATGGATCAAATCATGTCACCATTAAGCGGTGATAAAAAAGAAGTGATGCAGGATTTACTTCAAACTGTGGAAACCAAAAAGTTGAAAGAATCTTTCAGCAAGTATTTGCCAGCAGTTATGGACAACGAAACTAAAGCAAAGAGTAAAATCTTAGCAGAAGGTAGAAGTGCTGTTACTGGTAACAAAGCAAGTATTGAGGATGATACAGGCATCGAACAGATGCGAAAATTAGCAGGTATTTAGGAGAAAAAAATGTCGAATACACTAATTGAAAATAAATGGGCCCAAACAAAAACCGCCTTAATGGAAGGTTTAAAAGGTACCAAATCAAAAGTGATGGATGTAACTCTAGAAAATACACGCAAATACTTGTCAGAACAAGCAACAGCAGGCGCAACTAGTGCCGGTAACGTAGCAACTCTTAACAGAGTCATTCTGCCAGTTATCAGACGTGTTATGCCAACTGTAATTGCAAACGAGATCGTAGGTGTACAACCTATGACTGGTCCAGTTGGTCAAATCCATACTTTGAGAGTACGATATGCTGATGCAAACACAACAGCAGGCATCACAGCAGGTGATGAAGCATTATCACCATTTAATATTGCTAACGCATATTCAGGTAACGAATTAGCAAATGCGAACGCGAAAGCGGCCGCAACTGCTTCACTTGAAGGTGCACCTGGCAACAGATTAAATATTCAAGTCTTAAAGCAAACCGTAGAAGCAAAATCCAGAAAGCTATCAGCTAGATGGACTTTTGAATCGGCTCAAGACGCTCAAGCCCAACAAGGCTTAGACGTTGAAGCTGAAATTATGGCGGCTTTAGCACAAGAAATTACTGTTGAAATAGATCAAGAGATTTTAACATCTCTTAGAGCTCTTCCAGGAGCAGTAGAACTAACTTACGACCAAGCGGCTGTAAGTGGTACTGCAACATTTGTTGGTGACGAACACGCCGCATTGGCTGTTCAAATTAACAGAGTTGCTAACTTGATTGCACAAAGAACAAGACGTGGCGCAGGTAACTGGGCAGTTGTAAGTCCATTTGCACTTACAATCCTACAATCTGCTACTACATCTGCGTTCGCAAGAAGCACAGAAGGTACTTTTGATGCTCCAACTAACACTAAATTTGTTGGTACATTGAACGGTGCTATGAAAGTATATGCAGACGCTTATGCGGCTGACGGTACTTCTGTTTTAGTTGGATATAAAGGTCCATCAGAAACTGATGCGGCGGCATTCTATTGCCCATACATTCCGTTGATGAGTTCTGGTGTTGTACTGGATCCATCTACTTTCGAACCGGTAGTAAGTTTCATGACAAGATATGGCTATATTGAATTAACAAATACTAGTTCATCTCTTGGTAATGCGGCTGACTATTTAGGTCTAGTAGGAGTAACTAACGCGAACGTGAAATTTGCATAATTTTGTAAAGAGTAAAATTAAAGGGCGGATTTATTCGCCCTTTTTTTATGAGATAATTATAATATGCACCCTTTATTAAAAGAACTACTTATAAATGCAGAAAACAAAATCCATGTTATCGAATTTATTGTTGATCAATCATTTGGACTTCAACTAGTAGCACCATTTGATTTGCAAATAATTGGTAATAGAGGAAAAGCTATTGTAGAAGCTGATACTAGAGCAGAGGCAGTAAACATTGTTAAAAATAGTGGTGTACCTATTAAAACATTTCTCAACTTACAATAAATTATGACCCGAATAATAATTGCTGGAGACAGTCCAACGATTGCTACTAATAAAAAACTGGTAAAATTTATTCATAAACACATATAAATACAGTAACTCAAGTGTGTCAGCAATATTAAGATTGTTGGACTTATGCGGAAACCAACCGCGTAGCATCTAGAACGTGCATTGGGCTCTTTTTTTTAAGGAGAAAACAAAATGGGTAGACCAATTAAAATTCAAAAAGGGGACATTCAATCATTTGGAGGTTCCTCTAACGGACATACAACTGGTGGTAAAGGCGGGCTAGGTGCCGGCCTTATCGAAGTTACTGCGGCTTTTTGGACAGCGGCTCAAGACAGTGGTCATGATTCAACAGTCTCAGTAGCAACCGATTCTGGAATGTATATTGCTAGTCAGAAAGGTGCCAAAAAATTCAAAATTGCTGGTACTTCTTCAGATGGATCAACAGCAGTAAGTGGATTTTTAAATCTTACTCCAAAAGCACCAGGAGCCATAGCTTCAGGTGAATTTTGTGTACAAGCAATAGGCAGTGATTCAACTGTATATTATGTTAGTAAATTCCATAATAGAAGTGTATCAGTATCATCTGATGCTGGTTCAAGCTACAAACACTTTGGAATGAGTTTACTTGCTGAAGGAACTGACGAAGGTCAAGCATCCTCAGGTTACGTAAACGTAGACGTACAATAATATTATAATACAAGGGCATGAATAATGCCCTTGTCCCTTGAGTATAAATACTAACAATGAGTACTAACAGAGCATTATCACCTTATAAATTAGAAGTTTTAAGTGCCGACGGATCACAAACTGGATCAGCAATTACG